AGGGATTGCTTGCGGCGGAAAAGAAAGGCGATTAGATAAAATATCATCAGTCTTGTGGATTTTCCCGTACCGATATGTGTATTCATTACAAAGAGAAAGAAAGAGATCGAATGCCCAGTAATAATTAGCAGAATTTTCACGAACCCACTTCGCGCAGGGATGATTGAAGTGGGTCTTTTTATATAGGATATCCTGATCTGCTGGAATATCATCTAGCATTCGATGAGCGGTGGAAAGCAATTGTGCCGTTTCAAGAATCATCTTATTGACATGAACGTCAAGATGATAACGTGCGGCGACAGTAGGTTTTTCGTCAAGCACAAATATGTTCATAATGTAATTATATCACAAGCGGATCAGAATGTCAACCACCAATTTTCGTCAGACAAAATCTGGTACCCAGGGGGCAAGAAATTCCTTGATCAGCGCCTTTGTCAACCGCCTGTATTTTTCATGAATCGTTTTGTCTTTCATTCGAATCAACACATCGGCATCTTCTGGATCAACAGATTCCAGAAGTTCAATGAATGCGCGTTCTTGCTTCAAAATCGGTTCTTTTGATCCTAGAGTGAATTTGAAAAAGTTGAAGATTACCTTTTCTTGAAAGTTCAATGACGCGGGCGGTTTGTCTGCGGTCGCAACAAAAGGTTCAAATGGAGGAGCTCCTTCTGGAAGATATGAAGAAATCCGATCATCATATGCCCCTTGTAGAATGAATCGAAGCGCCATATTGTCAGAGTGTTTTCGCAATTCTTCGAGTTGACCTGCTCGACTCTTGATTGAATTGGTTGTTTTTAGAATTTCAAAAATCTCCATTAGTCATTCTTCTCCGCTGCAATTCGTTGAGCAACAATCGCCGCAAGAGCAGCTCCCTGCATTGTATACACCGTAGACCAATAAAGCGTCATTGCCCATAGCGCCGCATATCCGAACATAATATTCACCTGTTTTAGTTGAAAAAATCTTGTAAGTCTGAGATCAAATTTTTGCACTTGTTTTCAATCAAATAGTCAAGCATTACATCTGCGCCTTTTTCCGAATGCTCTTGCGAATGATATTCATTCAAAATATTTGCTTGGATTTCATCTGGAATAAACCCGAGGTCAATCATCATTCGATTTCGGCACCAGCCCGAAACAACATCAAATCCAGAAGGAACAGAAACGGAAGAATCAAATAATCCATCTGTATATTCGATTTGACGTTTTGCCCATGGGGTGATTGTATTTAGGCGGTTTGCATTGATGATCTTTTGGCGTTTTCCATCAACCATGAATGTATCATCATCTGACAAAATATTAGGAACACCATCGCCTGCATCGCCATGAATGATTTTTTCCATCAATGAAATTCGCGGATCAGGATCGATGAAGAACTTCTTTTTTCGTGGGTAGAATTGTTCTACTCCATCAAATCGCTGCAGCTGATGAAAATCTTTATCCTCAGAAACAATGATTGTTTTATTCGAATGAAATTCAGAAGAATCAGCTGGAGAATCAAACAGCGAATGCGATCTCACATCTTGCGACAACGCCGCATTCTCTGAATATGTCTTTGAATGATAGTCGCTCAATACAGCAATGATATCATCTGCCTCTGTGGTCGGAACTTTCATTGTCTTGAATGGCGTAAATTGGTTGATCTCGCTCAACAATTGATTCATCATATCAAATACTGAATTCCATTCAATCGGTGATACGTCACGATTCTTCTTTCGATTGCCCTTATAGTGCTGATAATAATCCTTTCGCCATGATCGCGCAGAATCAGCCGCAATGATCATTTCTGCGCCTGCTTTATTTTTGAATTGCTTCTTATAGGTTCGTAGTGTATTCAACACAGCATGACGAACCAAATTGATGTCAGGCGCTTCTTTGTTCTTTGTTTCAAACATATCCATCAGACGAGACGAATACAGCACCGATATGAATGTGCCGGAATAATCAACTATGATCATTTTTGAATCCTCAATTTATTTTCAGAGTCCATTATAACAGGAAAACTATCGTCTGTCAACAAAAATTTTGAATGCCCCAAAGTAGTTGATTTTCAAAATAAATTTGATTCTACACAAATAAACACACATAAACTGCACCACAGATGCGGATTATATCATTCCAGGTCGTTTTCACGATTTTGTGCCTTCTAACCATTTGATTTCAAACAGGTAAAAATAGGCAAAACCTAAGTTTTTGGGTTGCTGACGGTCAAACGCGGACTGATCAAATTTTGACCGCTAGAGTCTTTCGAAAATATTTTGAGATTGGCTATTGACATCAGAGAAAAACTGTGATATAATCCAAATCACACACGGCGGAAATAGATAGTAGTAGTGGTTTCTGAGTTATTGGGTAGCTAGGTTGTTTGAGTATTCTGATTGCTGTTGGATTCCATATTTGAGAATAAAAAACGAATCAATGATATCTGACGATGGATTCCATTGCTTATCTGTTTGAGAAAGATACGATCTAAGATCAATTTTTGTTTCCGCAACAAAAGATTCTTCCATTCTCTCCTTATTTGCTGTTCCTTTTCCTGTTGCAAATTTCTTTACTGAAGTTGGCGCAACGGTCTCAAGTGTAATTCCCATTCGCATGACCTTGTGTTTGAGAATCCCGGTATTCTCTGCAATGTCAAATACACGAGATCCTGAACTACCAAAGCTATATCCCTCCAAGAATACTTTTTCGATTTTATTTGCCTCAAGTATTCTAACCGCCCAGTCACTGATCCAATCGAATCTTTGGGTGTTTGACTTGAATTCTTTTTTCTTTATGATCGGGTGTAATACAAAAGAATTGAATTTCGTTTTCTCCGGTATCTTTTTTTCGCTGTCAACCATGAAGAAAAAACGAAATTGATTTGCTGCTTCAATTGCAATCGCGGGAGAAGACATACTATAGTCTATCCCCGCGATTTTTATATCATTCAAAATACCGATCCATGAATTTATAGTTCTTTTCGATGTATTCAATTGTTTCTGGAGTCATTGTCTGATTTGTATCGGTGACTGAGAGTTTCATTGTTCCAAGATTGATCTTTGCGATACCGAAGAATGCAATCCGCGGATCATACATTGCGTCAGAATAAAGATCTCGTGGGATCCCAACCGCGGAATGAAGTTCCCGAACGGCAAAGTTATGAAGTAACTCAGACGGAAAAACAAAAACATCTTTCTTATAGACTATAAAGCGAACGCTGACGCCAAATTTCTTTAGTTCTTTGATTTCACTCTTATCTGGATTTTTGAAAATGGGGAAGAACGTTTCTTCTTTTGACTTGTTCTTTACTGTTGAAGCAACAGAAGAAACATATTCTTCATTACGCAGATTTAGACGGGAAAGAATTCGATTATAGATAGAAGTGATGTTCATATTAGATAATCTTATTGCCTTTGATTATAAGTAATAAAGAATTGAATTAGAAGGTGCTTCGATATAATTTCTAGGATAGATTTTATAAGTTTTACCTTCTTTCGTCATTGAACTAGCTAATTCAATTTTCGCTCTAATGCTAATCAGCGGTTTTTTGGAGATCGAATCTTTTATTATAATCATTGGATCCCCAGTTTTCCTCATTTCACCAACAAGATTCATACCCGCAATCTTCTCTTTGAATGCCTTTGAACTTGTTCTTATAGATTTGAATTTACCTTTTTCAAGTTTTACTAATTCGATATAGTTTTCTTCATCCCCCGAGATTCCTTTTGAGATAAATGATATGAGGTTTTTCATAAATAATTCATCTTTATTTTGAAACATCTTATTCATTTCACTCAAGGCATACTTATAAACAATCCCAATTGCTTTTTTTACAATATCTTTTTGTTCTTTAGCAATGCTGTCTTCCCGTGTGACAAACTTAGCATTTTTATTAAATTTTTTCATCTCATCATCAAATGACTTTTGCATTGTTGAAACATCCAAACCAAGTCCGTCTTTCCAAAGTACAATTTGTTTTCCAAAGTCTACACCAGATACCTGTGCGAATTGATCGCCGCCTTTTACTTTTAGTGAAATTTGATTTTTTGTTTTCTTTCCATTGATTTCTAATTTGATGTCTGCTTTAGTGCCCTTTTGATCCCCAGTCCCATCCGAATTCACAAAAATATCATCAATTTTTGCATTAGTACGCAAGACTTTTGCTTGGCGTTGAATTCTTCTATTTGAATTGCAATATAGGACAACAGAATCGAATAGATCGGCAACAGTAGGCCAATTCGATTCATCAGAAATAAAGTCCATAGCTTTCTTTGGCAGACCAACTCTAAATCTAATTTTATCAGATATTGCTATTTCTTTTTCTTCTCCTCTTTCTTGTATGAATGCTTTTTGTTTTGTTACATCAGATAGATATTTTTCAACATCAGATTTTGTAATTAGTGAATCATTAGTCTTCATAAACGAAGCAACAACCGCTGCTCCAAGAATTGCCTCGGCCACGTCGCCTTTATTGAAAGCGGCTTCCTCTAAATATTGCTTGAACGAAATTCTTTTTTCATCTAATGTATCAAAAATATTATTTTTTACATTTATTGGCCTTGTCGTTTTGCCGATTTCCAAAAATTCTTTATATGTAATTGTCATGTATCTGTATCCTATTGAAATAGTGAAGAAATGATCTGCTTTGCGATCTTCTTATCTTTTATGTTTTTATTGATGAAGTCTGTTACAACTGATTTCTTTCCATCATTGATTGCGTCAATGATATTTACATTTGCTGGATCGCTTAGCAATTCTCGAATGATCTTTTCGGGTGTCATTGTAGCTTCGTAGACAAATTCTTCATTCTTTTTTGGAGAGCTCAATTCTTTGATCTTCGCCATCGCCGCCTTTGCGAGATCAGACTGGCCTGCTTTCTTTGCTCCTGTATAGGCAATCGCTGCGCCGATTCCAAGTTTCCACGGGAATGAAACCGCAGATCCTAAAATTTTGCCAGTCGCCATACCAAGAGCAAGTTGTGTCAATGCCATTGCACCATTCGACGATGAAACAAGATCAGATAATGCATATGATCCTGTTGCTGCGTTGATCATTGATGTAACATCAAAATCGTCATTGAAGTCACCGGAAAAAGACATATTATTCCATTGAAATAATAGCGCCCCAGCAACCAATGGTTCAGCCATTTTTTTCATGATCGGATGCTCGTCAAGAAATTCATCAACCTTCTGTGTTCCTTTTCGTAGTCCGTCAAATCCACCTGCTTTTTCGATCTCCTGAAAAGATTGTGATAATCCAGTATTGACAAATCCGACCGTTTTTGCGACAGCAGACCCAGCTTTCTTTAGTGAATAGCCAACCTTAGAAAGCGCTGTTTGAACATCTTTCTGAGCAAATGCAGCCGCGACAGATTCTTTACTCGCTCCAAGATCGGCCGCAATAGAACGAACTTCGTGTTTCATTCGTCTGAAGACATTCTTGACGGTTGCTTTTGATTTGTCAACCCCCTTTTCATCTTCTGGATCAT